TTACTCCTCCGGCTGCTCTTGAACTCCGAGATCCCGATACCTTTGCTTACCCCAAACGTTAGGATCGGGTATTACCTCGATGACCCTCGTCGGCGGAGTGTTTATACGAAACCCTGGCTCCATCTTCTCACGCATTTCGAGGTACTGACCCAGAAAGGCATCGTAAGCCAGGCGAGGCGCGTACTGAACGTTTCCTTTTTGGTCTACCGCTTCTCCATGGTAGAAGAAATTCACGCCCTGGCTAAGTGGCACTAGAACGCTGGCGGCAGCTTTGTAGTCGCCCTCATAGAGCGTGAGTCGCAGCTTGGCCTTGTCGCCGTACAGCAGGCCCATCTGCTCGGCGAACCAATCGACGTATCGGTCGCCGTTGATCCGCATGGGGCTCCCTGGCAACGTGTAAGCAGTGTCTATATCTCGGTTCTTACGAATGCGGCTTGCCATCCCATTCAGCTCCAGTCCCTCAGCGAACTCGACGTCAACCTGCTCACCAGCATCGATTTTGATCGGCTCGCTCATCGAAATCACGGGCCACAACAGATTTTTGGAGAAGAATGAGGCGCCGCCCTTCGACAAATTCCTCGCCTGCACAATCTCCCATTTAGCGGCCGTCAAGAGCATTGGCGCCGTCGTAATATTTGTGACACGGACTGTGATGTAGACCTGCTCATTTATTTTTTGCCCATTGTTGGTTTGTCCAAACATCACAGTTGGACTGAGCCATGCTTCTCTTACAACAAGCTTGCGGCCGTTGCTCACGGCTGTGGTTCCGCTAAGACGCTTCAGCACTTCTTCCGTGATGCCGATGCAAGTGCTACTGACGGATGCACCCGCACCAGTAACAATCGACGAGCACGGCCCCGTGGTCTGCATGTTCTGGGATTGCGCCAGAGCAAACTGAGACAATGTAAGCATCGAAATCATCATCACCGCACAACGAATTTTTTCGTTCATCATGGCCGTGTATCGACAGTGGATTTAACCACAGCGCCTTCTCCGGTCACGATTGGTGAGGCCGCACCGTGGGTTGATATTCCGCCGCTCGGGGTGGCATCAGCCGCCCGCGATCTGTTCGGTCCTTTGGCTTCAGTTACGACATGCGCACCAGGTGCAGTAACGATGGGAGAGGCGGTATCGTAGGTGGACATAGAGGGGCTCGGTTGCTTTGCTGGTTGCAATTTCAAGCCTATCTGTTTGGGGGTTACTTCAACACTAAACCCTCGATTTTGAACGATTGCTGAGACGGCAACCACCGCAATCAATACAACGAGTGTGAATGTCACTAGCGTCACCTTCCGGACACTCTCCCGTCTTGCTGGCGTCCTACGCGAATGTCTATTCAATTTTGAACTCCTGTAATTAATGGCTTGGCAATATCCCTACTGCCGCTGCAGACAGCTGCTGATTCATCTAGGCGAGCGCGAGGAGAGTACCCTAGTTCGCATAGGAGACGCGACAGGCTCACTACTCATTCGTTTTCATGCACCAAGACCTACGATAGCCATACCTCGCGGTACAACTAATCAACATGCCCCCCCTCCGCTCCCAACACCGAACAAAGCATCTTCGAATCATAAATGTGCGCCCAGTGGAGGCTCTCAGCACAATGTCGAGCGAACTCAAGTCAGCGCGTATTTCGTTAGACTTCGCTCAACGCAAGTTCGAAGTCGTCATTTGAGACTTGAGCCGCTTCGTTTAGCCGTTGACGCAGTGCTGCGGTCAGCTGTCGTTCCCTTCCCATGGGTCAGACAGCGCGGCGAGTTGTGGCGCCAATTGCGGCGACAGGCTCATCAACGAATGATTGAGCGATCGCGCCGTTTCAAAAGCGGCTTTTTGCACAAAGCTGATTTCCACCAGTTCGCCATGTGCCTTACGAAACTCCATCTCTGCCATGCGCGCCAGGTAATGCTCGCGATGCGCACGTGCTTTCTGAAAGTCGGGAGACTGCCCTTGCGCGGGATCAACGGGCGGCGGCGCAGCCATGTTAGTCGGCTCGGATTGGACAGAGACGTGACTGTACACATCACGCTGAAGCCGCTCGTGCTGGTGGCGAGCAGCGACCGTAGCCTTGCTAGGGTCGGCGGTATCGCGAATCAACGCTTCGGTGGCCAGCACGTCAACCTGCTTGCCATTGGGTGATAGGACAAGACGACCGTTCGCTTTCAGCCAAGTGATGTAGCTCGGTGACCGACCGATGTGCGCCGCGAAGGCGCTCTTGGACAGATACGTGGCTGTGCTCATAAGCCCTCCTTTTCAGTGGCTTTTCAATGAATCCTTTCAAGATTTCAGTGGATTGAAATTTCAGTAAGCTGGCAGGCCTCCCACTAACACGAACCCGCGGGTTTCCGACCCCGTGTCCTTTGAAAGCCCTCAGGGTCCCCGGCACTTTCTGGGCCATTCTCATTACGCTAATCTCCACCTCTGATCTTCCAACGCATCAAGGACGAAACGTGTTCTGGAATAGAGAAAAGAAAATTCGAGTTGAGCTGACGGCTCCAATAACCATCACCCAGCCAAGTTGTTCAGGCCCGCCAGTGTCGACTCCGATAACGCCGGTTACAAAGGCGGTAGACAAAGACTTTGCCCTAAAGCTTTTGATCGGTATTGCGCTCTTCCTACAGGCAGCTCTCTTTGTCGATGGCTACCTTGAGCTCGCCGCTTACTTCGAGCAGTTCGGTATCTCGACAGGTGAGCTTGAATTGACTAACCCAACGATCTTGGCTGCAGGTTACTTACACTGGTTCACCACGGTTATGAGCTGGGTTGATGGGATGCCCATCATTGGCCCGTTTCTGCAATGGCTTCCGTTTGCGACCGTAGCTTCGGCTTACGTTTACGCGCTTGCGAATCACGAAGCGAAAGGGCAATCCCTCGTTGAAAAGGGGCTGATGGGGAGTTTCGCCCTCTTTGTAGTTTTCATATTGCCCATCGTCGGAGTACAGCATGGCGTTGACAGAGGCAGGCAAGACATCCGTGAAACAGCTGGTATCGAGGTAGCGAACGGAATAAGCAAGGAACACAGCGTCGTAACCAAAGAAGGAGAAAGCATTACCGGCCACCTCGTGGTAGCAGACACCAAAAGCGCTTTCCTTCTCTCGAACCAGACCGTCTACAAAATCGACAACAGAACAAACCGGGTGATGAGAAAAATACTGCTGAAGGCGAAACCAAAAAAAGCTATCTAAGTATCAAATGCTGTGGACCTAGCGCACTCCGTTTGGAAAGACGGACATCGCTGCGAAGGTTTCAGCTAGAGAGAATCCGCGAGTTCGATAACCCGTGTAGGGGGGCGGCCCTCAGGGAGGACCCGTAAAAATCGGCGCCCCACCTGGCCTGCCCGGCTCATGCCTTCGGCTCGGCCTCGCTCAGGTCCAGCCGCTTGGCCACCCAGCGTTCGTACAAGCCGATGGCGACATCCGCGCCGGCCATTGCGGTCAGGCAACCCAGGGCGCCCGCTGTCCAGATCGACAGGCCCGCACCGAACAGCAACATCATCGCTGACACGCCGCAGACGATGCAGGCACCGGACCGAAGTGCGAGGCGGCGCGATAACGCCCAGCCTCGCGCCCCGTCCTTGTCAGCGCGCCACATCTCGCCGGACACGCCGCCAACCAATGACAGGGCAATCACCAACCAGATCGGCATCTCTGCCAGTGCCTGTTGCTCGTTCGTCATTGCCCTGCCCCTTAAACAAAAAGACCCGGCGCAATGGCCGGGTCGGGTGGTGGGTTGTCTGCCGCGCTTTGCGGTCGCACCCATCGAAGATGGCCCCTTTTTACAGGTCGATTCTGGTGGCAGCAAGACCGTTTTAATGCCATCCGGTGAATGTGTGGGTTACGCCCGGTGAACGGCTGGCGAATGTCGGTGAATATCTATTCCGGCTGTCTTTTGCTTTGGTGGCGTCCCATGCGTCCCACCTCTCCAAAACAAAGTGGGACGTCTGAAAGCTCCGCAAAATGGGGCTTTGCCCCACCGTCCTACTTTTATCTCTTCTTTCTCGTGTAAAGAGAGAAATTTAAAAAGCACGCGTGCGCGTAAACGCGCGTACCTGTACCCGCTACGCACACACGGGCGGGAGGCATGAAAAAGGTGGGACGGCGGGACAGCCCAACAACGACGCGGCCTGCGCCCGTCCCACCACCGTAAAAAGCGGTGGGACGGAGGCAGGCCGGTGGGACGGCGTAAGCCAGAGGTATGCCCACGATCAAGCCGCTTCCCCCAGGAGGAAGTGCTCGACCACGATGTGAGCGTCATGCAGGCGCTGGTAGTAGATGTTGCGTGTGCAGCCACTTCGCGCCAGACGCGCTGCCAAGGGCGCATCGGGTTGGCAGTAATGCACTCGCACCACCGTCATCAGTTCGGGATCGAGGCGTTTCTTCACAATGCGCTCGATGTCCAGAGAGGCTTCCAGCGGCACTCTGCTCCCCCGCCTCCCGCGCACCAACTGACCACCACTCTCCATCATCATCGCGACCATGTTGCCGCCCGAGTAACCGGCGGCCACCTCGGCGCTGTGCAGCTCCTGCGCCCATTGTTTGAGGGCCATATCGATTGCTTTAATCATCGAAACATGGCTCCTCGAATTCGTCCCTTTGCAGCGCAGGCGTCCTGCCCCAATGCTCCGGTTTCTTGTACGCCCAAGGCCGCTGGCCGCTCTTGCTCAAGGCGCCCAAACGAAAGCGTCGCCAGCCCAGCCGGTGCATGATCGCGCCGACGCGCATCTGCTCGGGTTTGCCCCAATGCCCGGGATCGAGCTTCAGCGCCTGACTCATCACCTCACTGCCGGTGGCGGTCTCGCCGATCTGCGATTCCTCCAGCCAGGTCAGGATCGGTCCTTCCCATTCATCCACGACAAAACGCTGGTCCTGGGCTTCGGCAAACATCGGAGCTTCGTCCGGCGTCACCCACCAGAGATCACCGGCCTCGTAACAGAACACCGCCTCGGCCCAGAGCTGATCACGGATATCGCGCAGCAACGCCACGTCGACCTTGGTACAGGCCACCGGCCAATAACGGCGGTTGCCGGTGGCATCCTTGAGGTATTCGTCCTGGTTGGTGGTGCCGACGAATACACACTGGCGTGGCACGTCCATGGTTCTGCGGCCATAGCTTTCGCGGTAGGTGTCGGTGGATGCGGAGAAGAACTGCTTGGCCTTGGTGCTCTCGGCCTTGTTGAAACTGTCCAGCTCACCCAGCTCGACGATCCATTTACCGCGGATCGCCTGAAAGCCATCCTTGTCGCCGAGGGCAAACGGCGTGTCCATGAACCACTCACCGCCGAGCACGCTCATAGCGGTCGACTTACCGGCGCCCTGCGCGCCTTCGAGGATCATCACCGAGTCGGCCTTGCAGCCTGGTTTCATCACCCGCGCCACGGCGGAGATCATCCAGCGCTTGCCGACCTTGGCGGTGTAGTCACAGGCCGGTACACCCAACACGTCAGTGAGCCAGGCTTCGAGACGCGGTACGCGGTCCCACTCCAGCTTTTTCAGGTACTCGCGCACCGGGTGAAACGCATGATCATGGGCGACGACACTGACGGCCTCGATCACGTGCGAGGACTTCACGCGTAGGTTGTATTGCTGCGCGAGCCACTTCATGACGCGCACGTCATCGATGTCGGCCCACTCGCCGGTGCCGCCGCCGTAAGGTGCAGCACGCAGCTTGACGATCTTTGAGCTGAACGCGCTGTAGCTGATCACCCCGGCCCAGCGCTCATCGTGAGCCAGGATCAGTTCGACGTTCTGCATGTGCGCGATCAGGGCGCCGCTCTCGCTGCGGGCGAGCTGATCTTTCCAGCCACCGGCAGCCGGCGGACGGACCACAGCCAGCACTTGTCGGCGAACCGCATCGAGGCCTTCGGCGACGTGCAGGTCGTTGAAGTCGGTCCACTTCTCGTGACGCTCGACCGAGAAGATCGGCGCGACCACCTGGGCACCGACGATCAGGGCAGCGTTGTTGGCCTTCTCCTCTCCCGGGTTCCAGGCATCGCCGTTGGGCTTGGTGGTCTTCCAGTCGTCATCGCGGCAGATGATCAGCGGGCAGCCGGCAAAGCGTTCGCGCATGGCCTTGCACACAGCGAGCAGGTTGCCGGCATCGAAGGCCACGGCCACGGCGAGCGACGTCGCCATGTGCAGGCTGGCGCCGGTGGCGTAACCCTCGCAGACCAGCACCGGTTCGCCCGGTTCCGGGTGCGGACCAAGCAGGTGAAAGGTGCCCTCCTTCGCCATGCCATAGGGCCAATAGGATTTGTCGCGGCCGGTGTCTTCCTGCTTGTTTGGAAAGATCACCTGCAGGCCCATGATCTGGTCGCGGGCGTTGTTCATCGGGACCAGCACGGCGCCGGTGCGCGGCGCGTAACGGACCTTGATGCCGACAATCTGTTTACGGTCCAGGTAATCGCTGCGCCCGGTAGTCGGCATGCGCTCGAACAAACCCTGCGCCCTTTTCGCGGCTCGCCGCGCAGCGTTATTCGCGATTTCGGCGGCGCGGCGCTTAGCTTCTTCCTGGCGGGCGCGCATCACTTCACGCTCTTCCGGCGACATCCGGCCGGCCTTGACCTTGATCTTCTGCGTCTCGCCCGAACGCCAGTCACCAAAGGCGCCGAAGATCAGCGTGTCGCCCTTCTCCGCGCGCTGCTCGTGAACCACGTACCAGCCGTTCTTTTCCTTACCCTTGTCCTGCGACGTCTTGCAACGGGTCAGCTTGCCGAACACCAGCGGCTGCGCCGGCTCCAATCCGTAATCGGCGAATTGCCCCAATACCTCATCGAGCATGACGAATCCCCCGAATCTCAGAGAGGGATTGGCAGCTGATGCACTGCGAGCAACCCGGTTGGGCCAAGCGACGAGCTTCCGGAATCGGATCGTCACAGGCTTCGCAGAACAGCAAGGAATGGGCAGCGTTTTCTGCCTTGGCAGCGCTGCGCGCGGCCATGGCCTGATCGATGCGTTCCTGTACCAGATCGTTGGCAAAATCAGCGATGTCAGCCACGGTCGGCACCTCGCGTCGTCTGGTTGACGTAGGTGGCGCGGTTGAACAACCCCAACAGCCCTTGAATGCCACGGAACACCTGCAGGCGAATCGCGGCCAGTTCCTGATCGGTTACCACACCGTCGCCGATGCTCTTGGCCCAGGTCTCGGCCAGATCCGCGACCTGCCGGAAGTATTCGGCGATACCCGTGGTCAAGGTCTCGGGCATGTCGTTGGTGTAAGTGTCGGCCAGCTCCTGCCAGATCGTGTCGCCGACCAGCGCATGTACCGCATCAAGAATGCGGCGATCCTTGGTCAGTTCGAGGATCTCACCGAACTCCTGAATATTGATGGAGTGACTCGGATGGGTCGGCGACAGTTTGTGCTGCAGCGTGGTCGGGTTGCGCCCGGTGGTGGCGGCAATGGCGGCAGCACCGCCCGGGTAGTCCCGAGCGGCGTGGTACAGCGCTAAATCGAGCGGCAGGATTTCCCGCTGCGCCCGTTCCAGAGAACTGAGAGCGATTCGGCTCATGGCATTATTCCTAAAAGTTGCCAGTGCCGCGCGACAGGGAGTGGTGATACATTTGTCGCGTGGTCTGGAGAGGCCCAAACGCCGGCGAGGTTCGTAAGACCAACACCGGCACCGTGCCGGGGCGAACAATCCGTTGTTCACCCCTGGCGCAACAGCTGCCAGCTCTGTGGTAAGAACGGCAGCAACACCAAGGCTTCCGAGCCTTGGAAACGCGATGAAGGTCGACGGCATGTGGTGTGCTCGCCTTCCGACATCGCGACCCGGCAGCATTGTGGTGATGCTTTCGGGAGAAACTGGGCGACCCTTGGGTCGCCTTTTTTCTATGCAGCTTGTATTTCGGCATCGGACTCGGCTGGAAATATCTCCGGTAAATCCGGCCTAAGCTGGTGAGGTAGCAGCACCCCAGAAAGTACTTTCGACAGAGGTCGAACCTGTGCGACTGGAATACCTCGTCGACGCCAATTAAAGAATCTCTGAGGGCTGATTTTGCACTCTCGCGAAAGCTGGGAAGGGCTTTTGCCAGATGCCTCAGCAACCTGCAGTACCAAGTCGAATATCTGAGCAGGTGTACTCATGACGTTACTCATACCAAACAAAATGAACTACAAGACCAAACAATACGTTTGTTATCATCTGAATGCAAGCGCTGTAACATTCTGTTTATGAGCAAACAAACGCAAAACCTCAAAGGCCAACGCTTCCGTGAAGCACTCGAAGACTCCGGATTGACGGGGGCTCAGCTCGCTCGAATTCTCGATCTCGAGAACGACCAGAACATCACAAATTGGAAAGCTAGGGGTGTCCCTGCGTATATGGTGGGCGAAGTTGCGCTGACACTTATCGTGGAGCGCGAGTGGCTGGAAGGGAAAGATGTACCAATGCGAACCCAGAGCACTGAGCGAAACCCAATGCGCCCAGCTGCTAACGATTCGCCGCTTTACGTGCTAGAGCCTATGGCACCTTGGGATTCAGAAACACCAATAGACAACGACGAGGTGGAGCTAAGGTTGTACAAGGAAGTGGAGTTATCCTCGGGCCCTGGAAAGGTTGCACGCACTGAGGTTCAGGAGATCTCTGGGCCGAAGCTTCGTTTTTCACGAGCTACGATGAGGACCTGCGGAGTAGATCCATCAAATGCTGTTTTTGCCACTAATAGCGGTAACAGTAATCACCCTCTGATTCTTTCGGGAGCGACAGTCGGCATCGATACGGGAATGACGCGAATCGTTGACGGCGAAATGTACGCAATCGATCACGACGGGCATTTTCGAATTAAGTTTCTTCAACGTACAGCCAACGGCATCAAGATGAGGAGCTTCAATTCAATGGAATACGCTGACGAGGACTACGACTTCGACCAAATCATGGCTCAACGCGTCGTAATTCTTGGCCGCATATTTTGGTGGTCGTCGATACGTCCATTGAAGGGCCCCTCATTGATCTAATACCAAACAAAATGTGTTGACCAAAAACCAAACAGATTGTTTACTTGCCTCACTCTCCAACCACAGTGAGGCATCACCATGCGCGCCACCGCATCCCTGCATGTCCATCCGGCATGCGTCAGCAATCGCAAACTGATTGAACAGCTGCAGCTCGCCACAGGCTGCCTGGTCGTGATCCATAACAGCAAGCCCAAGCTTGTTGCCAAGTCCTGCCAGCCCTCTCCTATCGACCCGCACGATGGGGGGCACGCGGCATGATCAAGTACAAGATCGACAACCGCACCCTGCAGTTGCTCAACGCCCAGGTCAACCTGACCGAGACCTTCAACCACGTTCTGCGCACAGCGCCGAAGCGTGAATGCCTGGCCTTCCGCCTCAAGGCTGAACGCGGCACAGTGGAAAGCACTTTTGTCGTCGAGCTGGGCAGCGAACGCCACACGCTGACATTGCAGAACGACAAGAAGATGCACCTAAAACTGGCCGACTTCATCGAAGAGATTGCCAACGGTCCGTTCGACGCCAGCAACTCCAGTGATCTGATGCATCGCCCGCATGCAGATCGTCAGTACGGCCGATTTGAAGCCCAGGACAAGCAGCGCGTGTTCGAACTAGTGCACACCGGCGGCGTGCTGAGCCTAGACATGGGTTTCGAACTTCCCCTGCATGTGGCGCTGCATCGCACCCATACCCGCTCCGGTGTCACTGCCATCTTGAGTATCGGCAACAAAAGCCCGCATACGCGCTGCTTCACCGTGTACGGCTCCAATGCCGAGATCTACGGCCAGGTCAGCGAGTCCATCAACCACCTTGCTGCAGCGGCAACCCCTGCTGCGCACGCGGCATGAGGAGCACGTCATGGAACGCACTCTTGCTCAAGTCGCTACCCAGCTCGGCCTCACCCGACCCCAACTGATCGCTCTCCTGCAGGAAAAGCGACTGCTAAACGAACGCCGATTGCCGACATACCCCACCCGTGACCGTGAGTACCTGCGAGTCAAAGACGGCCAGTGGTATCACGAAAAATACGGCATGCAGTACAGCCAGTCGACACGAGTCAGGCAAGCCGGCATCCGCTGGCTGGCCGACCAGTTGGGCATCGATATTCCTGCCATCCCGGCAGACCGCCGTGACGTGGCCTAGGGAATACGCCCGCCAGATCATCGCCATGCGGACACGAGAGGAGCGCAACGCCGCGCTCCTCGAAGTGCCCGAACATCTGCGCGAGCTGACCAGACGCCACTGCCTGAACGCTTGGAACCATCCGGCACGACAACAACGTAAAGAGGCTCGACAAGGCCATGAGTAACGCATCACAGAATCCGCTTCGCCTGCATCCGGCGCCCGAATCGGCCACCGTCGAACTGCTCTATCGCATCTTCGGTGACGTCCTGATTCCTTTGGAAAAGGTACGCGAACAGTACTTTCGCAACCTCAATGAACAGTCGTTCGTGACGGAGATCAACAGCGGCAGAATCCAGCTCCCCATCACCACGCTGGACACCAGCCGCAAGGCGCTCAAGTACGCGCACATTCGACACGTCGCCTCACTCATCGACATCCGCGCCTACAAGGCCGATGAGAGCATGCAACTCCAAAAGGACGAGCCCAATCAAGAAGCAAGTTTAGAAAGGTAAAAACATGGAAATTCATAGCGAAACCCTCGCCGAGGAAGAGCTGGTCGCAATCACCGGATATCAACGCCCTTCATTGCAACTAGATTGGCTCAATCGAAATGGCTGGAAATACGTACTTACGGGATCAAGACGTCCCGTTGTCGGTCGTGTATACGCCCGGATGAAACTGTCCGGTGTAAAGCCTTCATCTGAAAATATTGCGGCCGAAGCCTGGTCGCTTGATCTTTCACGTGTGGGGTAAAAATGCGACCAAGAAAGGCAGCAAATCGGGATCTGCCACCTCGAATGATCAGGCGGATCAGGTCAATGAAGAGTGGATTAGTGTGGGTCGGGTACTACTACGACGGAAGGGATGACCAGGGGAAGAGGAAGGAAATTCCTCTTGGTAGCGACCTAGATGTCGCCAAGGCGGAATGGGCGAAACTCGATTGCAAGCCAATTCCGCAAAAGAACACCCTGCTTGGAAAAGTTTTTGACCGATACGAGGCCGAGATCATTCCAGGGAAAAAGCCTAGAACCCAGAAGGACAACTTGCTTTCGCTTACACAACTCAGAAAGGCATTCAATGACGCGCCGATCAATGCTGTGACACCGCAGGTGATAGCCCAGTACCGCGACAAGCGGACTGGCAAGGTTCGGGCGAACCGCGAGATCTCACTGCTCTCGCACATCTATAACATCGCCAGGGAATGGGGTATCACCGACAAGGAAAACCCAGCCTCTGGGGTGCGCAAAAACAAAGAGACGCCACGTGACTTTTACGCTGATGCTACGATCTGGAATGCCGTCTACGGTGCTGCAGTACCAGAACTCAAAGATGCCATGGACCTGGCTTATCTTACTGGCCAACGCCCTGCTGATGTTCTGTCCATGCGCGCTACGGATGTCACCGAAAGCTTTCTACAGGTTGCCCAGGGCAAGACTTCGAAAAAGCTCCGCATTCGGCTCGATGCCGGCGAGATCATTAACGGCTTGGGTGAGCTGATAGAAAAGCTGCTCGCACAGCGGAAGGCGCGCGCAGTCCGAAACCCATACTTGATCGTCACGGAGGACGGTCGCCACGTGACCGCACCAATGCTTCGCCTGCGGTTTGACGATGCGCGAAATATTGCCATCGCGAAAGCTCTAGAGGACGAAGATGCGCAACTCGCTTCGAACATCCGACAGTTCCAGTTCAGGGATATCCGGCCTAAGGCAGCCAGCGAGATTGACGATCTTGGGCATGCCAGCAGACTGCTTGGGCATACCGATAAGCGCATAACAGAAACGGTTTACCGACGCGTCGGTGAGATCGTGAAACCTACCCGATGA